CATCTTTAAGAAGTCAGCAGGATTGAACTGAATGTCTGCATCTATGAACATCAAATGCGTTGCGTCTGACTTCATAAAGCCATGCGCTAAAGCATTCCTGCCGCGAGTAATCAAACTTTCATTGAACATGAATGACATCATGCTTTGTAAGTTGTTGTCTCTAAGCAGGTTGTTTAGTTGCAGCAAGCTTTGTGCGTAAAACCCGAAACACTGTCCACCATACATAGGTGTAGCTATGAATATTTTTTTCATTTGTTCATCCTGTAAAACCATTTGTCTGCTCTGCGCTGACAGTCAATGCTGTAACCGTTAGCTCTGAGTTCTGAAATAATGCTATTAACTGCACACACTCCTGCGTTCTGAATAATATCTAGCGTTGTGTATTCCCCTCCCCGCCCCAAAAGATTTGCGACTTTCTGTAATCGTTCAGACTTATCAAACTTTGCAGCATTCATAAAACTTCCCCTTTTATGTTGGCTCGTTTTTCTCTCCAAGAATTACTCATGGGATTGTTTGCTCCCCACTGATATGTTCCGTGAGCTTTTCTATCAAGCACGTTGTTTCTTGGTGTATCCCATCGAAGGTTTTCTAATCTATTGTCATCAGGTTTCCCATTGTTGTGACACACCTGCATTCCATCTGGTCTAGGGCAAACAAAAGACTCAAGAACAAGTACATGAACAAACTTAAATTTCTTGCCTATTCTTACGCGCCAATAGCCATCGCCATTTCTTCTTGGATTAAGCATTCTTTCGGATAGTTTCCTATCGCCATATCTTGCATGTTTTGCAATGTGAGATATGCGTCTAACATTTCCAATGTTTGATACTTCATAGTTTTCAAATCCGTAAACTTTCACCCAAGTTTCCATAGCTCCTCCTAAGAGATGTCTTCAATACGCATCACGTATTTTCCCTTAGAATTCTTTCTGTGTCCATGTACTTCAATTCTTATTCCGGCATCTCTGACTAGCGCAACCGTGGTTGAATCTTGAATTTTCTTTATGCGGTCAGCAACAGCAGAAGCCGTTACCTGTACCGCTAAAACTTCATCCTTACGTATAGCGAGAATGTCGCACCACCCCCACAAGTCCTTCCTTTGTTTAGTAAAAGAATTCCACTTCTCTACAATCTCGCAGTGGTAGCCTTGCTCTCTTAAATACTCAAGACTTCGTTGTGTGGGTGAGCGACTAGCAGCCATCAGACTTTGTTCTCATCTATTCTGTGATCGCCACACCAATCGGTCTGGTACACCACAGGGTAGCCGCCCATCGTTGGAGCGTGACGGCGGCAACGGCCAACAATCCGCACATCAGGCTTAGTTGGATATTCAATCGGCTTGGTCACAAACCACATACAAGTACGGCAGCGCATACCTTCAGAACGATGTTTCCAAGGGTCTTGGTCTTGATTTAATTTTTGTTGCACAAAATTTGTATCTAAGCCAGTGCCGAGAATTCCTCCAGCAATTGCATTTCCTTCATATTTTTTTTGAAACTCATTCATTTATATATCTCCATCAAAATGGGATTTGATCATCGTGTGGGCTGTACTCTCTTACTGTGCTGCCCTCAGTAGGTTTCTTGTAGTTCGGATCAGGCATGAAGTTATCCTGTGCCAGTGATATAAGCTCACCTACTGGAGTAGGTTTACGCCACCCTGCAAGCTTGACCCACTCACCTTGTTTAATATCTCTGTCAGCAGTAAAGCCACCTTTCAAATGAGGCTGTGTATCTGTCTTGCGCTTGTCGTTCGTGAATAGAACGCCCTTACCCGGTCTTTCATTATGGTTCTTCATACTTCCTCCAACGAATTAGCGGCTGCCATTACTTTCATTTTGGTAGGCGCATCTAGTTTGTCTATTACTTCACCGTTTGCATCTTTAAGCATCTTTAGCTTTTCGCGTTTAACATCGCTAGTAAGCTTTTGGCTTGCCTTTATTTTGTGAACCATGTCGTGAAAGGAAATCTCCCATTCTGCTAAATCCGTGGATTCGCTGAACGGCTCGTCCATCCCCGGCACGTAGAGAGGCAAAAAAGTCTCACCTTCTTTTCTCTCTTTCGCTTTATTTATTTCCTCAACCACGACTTCCGCTTTGCCCATGTTGACTTCCTGAGTTTGCTTTGGCGGCTCCATATCCTGTACTTCCTCTGGCGTGTAAACACCTGCGACACAGCCGGGATATACGGATCGGATACCTTCTGAAATACATCTTGCTCTGAGCATAGCTCTAGGATATTTGTGCCATCCACTACCCGGTTTAACCAAGCCGATATTCTTTCCCATCTCGATAGTCCAAGTGACAGCAAGACTCCCACCAGCGGGATGACTAAAAACACCAGTAACTCGCTCATCTGTGTACTCCTTCCATTCCACCTTCCCACCTGCTTGCTGGAACCTAGCCATCATTGCGTCTGCTTTCAAGGCTGGTCGCCCTTGGATAACGTGATAGTCACGCGCAGCTATAGCAGGGTGAGAACCTTCTGCCTGTGCTACCAACATCAAAGCCATAGCTTCCTCTGCTGTCTTGACGTTGAATAGTCCAGACTTGGCAACTGCTACTGCCATCTTTTCTATATCTTGGTACGGAACTAAATTACTCATTTAACCCTCTCTTTCATCAATGCGTCTGCGTATGCGTATGCAGCCTTTGCCGCATCTTCAGGAATTTTCCCTTCACACCATGTGTTTGTAAGAAAAGCAGCCGCAAAGTAATCACGTAAGTCCATGCCAGATAAGTCTCTGCCGTTATGTATATCCCATGTTTGGGCTGTTGTTGGAAATGCTTTCATCTCATCCCCTCGCTTTCATCATCTCATCTGCATATTCATAAGCTGCTGTACAAACATCATCTTTAGAATCTAAATTAGCATCAGGATTCCACAGTAACGATTGCATAGCTTGTGCTGCAAAATAATCTCTCAATGTCATCCCTTCTTTCTGATGCACTGACGTTGGAAATACATTCATCTCATCCCCTATCATTTAAGTAAGAACCTACGTGAACCATTTACTTCAACTACAAACTTTTGATAAACGTCTGGCATAGCTTGTTTAAACAACTCGCTTGAAAACTTCATGCTTGGCTTAGAGTTACGCCACGTTACAAGCGTCTTTCCATCCACGCTAACGAGCGAACCTTTCGCACCCATATATTCCCTAATCTTAACCTCGACTTTCTCTGCTTCTGTCTCAAGCTGCTTGATACGTGCCTTGTACTCTTGAAGAACAACGCAAGCCTGTTCAACCGCGCCTGTTGCAGTTGCGACTTCCTCACTTGAAGTAGGCCAGATAAGCTTGGTTGATTCAACATCACTAGCCTGTGGCTCGGCATTCGATACAACAATGCCCCAAAACTTTGCCATCTCTTTGACAAGCTCATCCTTCATTTCCTGAGTAATGTTGAAGTGGAAGGTTCTGAACTTTTGTCCACCAAACAGGACTGCAAGATAAATCTCATCCACGTTATGACAGGCAGCTTCGTGTATGAGTTGCGCCAGATCAGCAGCAGGAACCATGTTTGTTTCTTCGTCGAACTTAGACATAACGCCAGCGTTGTAGTTCTTGCATTCAACGAGTATTCGTCCATTTGCTGAGATGTAGTCAAAATGAGATTTAAGCCACGGCTCAGTCTTATGCGAAAGAACATAGTCAGCATCCTTGAGTTCTATGCGGTGCTTCTCTTGAAAGAGTCTGGCAATGGTTGGTTCCATCACCTTACCCATTTGTACTTCTTCCACCTCAGATAGATCAGGCGGTTCCTTCTTTCCCTGCTTAACTAGGATTGCGTCAGCAGCCCTGCCATTAGCTGCTAGGCGGCTGTCACCTGACCACCATGCTGCATTACGTACCTCTGGTGCAAAATCATCTGTATTAACGCTTGTCATAATTTTTTCCCTTTATCTTGGCTTCGACCAACCGTCCGTATTCCAAAATCATTTTTCGACCAACATCGTCTAAATCATAAAACTCATCTACCGTCAGCCCCTGCCATTCACGCTGTGGTGGGGCGGTGTAGAGTGGTTCAATGTCGCACCCATCCATGTCACCAAGCTCATCATCAAATGCAAGATGTTGACTCGAAGCACCTCTGTCATAAACGAGATACGCCACCGGCTTCGGTTCAGGTTCGCTTAGTTTGGCGCGAAGTAGTTCGACTGCTGTTTCTGTGTCCGGTTCTTCTTGCTCATCTAGCCACAGTATCAACAAGTTCAAAACATTCTGCGCTTCTTCGCGTGTAAGAGTAATCATAGTAGCTCACCATTCTTCTCAGCTTCTTTGTTCATGTCTTGGAGTGCCCTTGCGCGGATAGCTGCTGCACAATCCAGATAATCTTTGTACACATACTCTTTGCAATCATCTGTGATTTGAATTTCATCAACTGGCATTAAGCACACCAACGCACACGCTTCTCGCTCTGCTGCTACGGTATTCCGGTAAAGCTGAGAATATTTACCTTCACCTGTAGTCAAAAACGTGTGGCAAGGCATACATAAAACACCAACGAATGCACCTTGATCTTTGTGGTTCTCGCAATCTTTAACGATACATTTCATGACTGCCCCCTTGCGGTTTCAACCATCAATGAAAATGACATAGCTACAAACTGAGCGTCTGCGTCTGTCATGTCATTAAGATAGATTCGTCTGCCAGCAGAGGTGTCAACAAACCCTATGCTTTCCCCTGTTTGTTCTTTGTAGGTTTTTACAAAGTCATCTATGTATTCCCTGTCAGTCATTGCAAATCCCCCCTAATAGGTTGCAGTATGTGATCGGCAATCTCTTGTCTGTCCACACCTGTCATATCTAATATCGTTGATAGCAGGATTAAAGTGGCTGCTCCCCATCCCGCT